CCGGCAGCACCGCGCCGGGGCTCCGTTATAGATATATATATAAACAAATTAAAATAATCTCTTTTGATATTCCGGCAGCACCGTGCCGGGCTCCGCTTCCGATCTGCTCCGCCGGCCGCCGGCAGCACCGTGCCGGGCTCCGCTTCCGATCTGCTCCGCCGGCCGCCGGCAGCACCGTGCCGGGGCTCCGCTTCCGATCTGCTCCGCCGGCCGCCGGCAGCACCGCGCCGGGCTCCGCTTCCGATCTGCTCCGCCGGCCGCCGGTAGCACCGTGCCGGGCTCCGCTTCCGATCTGCTCCGCCGGGACACCGGCAGCACCGCGCCGGGCTCCGCTTCCGATCTGCTCCGCCTGGACACCGGCAGCACGGCCGCCGGCAGCGCGGCGCCGGCCCCGGCCCGGCAGCCCCGGCCCGTTTTCCCGTCCGGATCGGCGGAAAGGTACTGTAATAGGAAGATTTCTCTCTACGCGGTCGCTGTGAGCCCGGGAACTCGTTAGTTTTTGGATTTTTTTTATGAATTTCATTCACCAGAAAGAGTAAGACTTGACCCTCGCACGCGCACGCGCGATACTGTTAGAAGAAACTCAAATCGGGCGGCAGGTTTTTGCCCGCCGCCCGTTTGGTTAAGATATGAAATTTTCGTTTTCTTTCATTTCAACACAATGGTTTACGTTTAGACTTAGGCAGTTCATCCTTTTTCCTGATAAACACGCATCCGATTACACCATTGACGAACACAAAGTACGGTTCGGATTTGTTGCTTTTTGCTGGGGCAAAACGCACTAAATCCGAACACTCATTGTCGGCAGGGAGTTCGGACGAATTGACCAAATCCATGTATGATACCTGCTTGCCACCGCGAATGTTATAGAATATGACAATGCGGTTGTCATACAGATAAATTGAATTGATAAACACGTCTATGATACGCCTGCGGAAATCCTCGTTTGATGGATCGCCGGAACAAAACTGTTTCATCCAGGAGGACACTTCTGATTCCGTGAGTTGTATTTCGCTTGCCACCTTTAGTCTGGCAAGGCAAGTTTCAATATCTGCCTTTTGCGCTTCGAGACTTTCCATGCGTGCATATATTGAAGCCCGCGCGGGTTTTGGGCTGTCTATTAAAGCATCGACCAGGCGTTCAAGCTCACCTGATATCTGATCCAGAGATTTTTGATAATCAGACACTTGTGATTTGGAAAACTCTTTCCGGTATTCCTCGACAACTGCTTTAGAAATAAACCCTATTCTCTCTGGCGTGAGTACATACTGAACAGTCTGCTCGACAACATATTTCTCGATAAAATCCTTGTTTTCGTACTTTTTCTTACATACAGTCTTCTTTCTTTTTCTGCCGGAGCAGGCATAATAATAAAACTGCACCCCGTTCTGAGATTGCCCGGGCTGTCCGACCATAGGAAATCCACAATGACCACAGAACGCCTTTCCGCGCAACAGGTAATCAACACGCGCTTTGTATGTTCCAGGAGCGCGGGCGTTCGCTTGAATTTGTGCCTGGACTTTATAATATAGATCGTCGTCAATAAGACGTTCCGCAAGACCTTCGACAACTTCCCCGTCATACATTGCCTGACCGATATAGAGCGTATTTGATATCACGGTTCTTATGCTGGAATAAGTAATTGGCTTTCCGTTTCTGTTCCGAAGCCCTTTTTCGTTTAGTTCACGTATAACATCCGCCTTTGAAGCCCCTTCCGCATATCGGTGGAAGAGGTATTGTACGAACGGCGCTGTCTTATCATCTGCGACTAGCTTTCCGTCAACAGCTTTATATCCAAGAGGAACGCGCCCGCCATTCCAGTTTCCCTTTGCTGACGTTTCACGTTTTCCGCGCAAGACGTTTTGCGCAAGGTTTGCAGAATAGTATTCAGCCATTGATTCCAGAAGCCCCTCAAGAATAATTCCTTCGGGGCTGTCAGTGATGTTTTCTTTTACGGACAACACCTTTACGCCGTACTTTTTGAGCCTTGCCTTGTATATAGCGCTATCATACCTGTTTCTGGCAAAACGATCCAGCTTCCACACGATCACGAGTTCAAACTGACGCTTTGCTGCATCCGCAATCATACGCTGGAAATCCGGGCGCTGATCCTTCGTTCCGGTCAAAGCCCTGTCTATATATTCACCGATAACGGTTATACCTTGCTGTTCAGCCCATGCGTAGTTATCATGAAGCTGCCCTTCGATAGATTGCTCCGTCTGTCCATGCGAGGAATAGCGGGCATATATGACTGCATTCATATGAATACTCCTTGATTTCACATATCATCCGCGCTATAATGAAATAGCAGATCGGACAATTGGTGTTGGCTGATTATGCGTGCGCGTCTTTGTTTCCGCCAAAGACGCGTTTTTATTTTGTGGTTTCCTACTCTTACTGGCATTGTTTTCTGACGTAATGTACGCACCCGGCCTGTATGGAGGAATGCATGACAAAAAAACATGTCCATTATAGGAACAGGAGAGTGTACGCACTTTACTATAGGATAAACAACACCTTATATATAAACCTTGACTTTTGCGGAACCTGCAAATTGTATATCTTGAAATAGTAAGCAGGCCGGGTGCATTACCCGGCCTGTGACTTATCCTCAACAGGCGGAGAAATCCTTTCCAGTTCTTCAGGTGTATCCGGATGAACCGAATTTGCCATATGAACTTTGAAGTGTTCTATAACCGCTTTTCGGATCTTTGGATCAAGTCGAAAATATGTCTTCAGGATTTCCAGCTCTATCTCATCTGCATCATGCTCCTTCACGAACCTATCCAAACTAAAAGCGTCAGGTTCGATAAACATAGGCTCAGTTCCATCCAATAACCACTTTTCACTCACAGAAAATTCCTTACACATCAACTTGATTAGAGAAAGTTTCTGATCTGGGCGGGCAAGCCGGTTATTTTCGATATTGTTAATTACATCCCGGTTAACACCAAGCCTTTCACCAAATGCAGTTTGCGATAATTTCAAATAATCTTTTCGCAAAATGCGAATACGATCATTCATTTCCATTATTTCACCTCCTCCGGAATAAGAAAAATATAGAATATTTCAATGAGTATGTCAACACAGAAAATCGATACATCTTCAAATTATGAGTTGACAGCCTCAAAAAATCGGTATATATTGAGCATACAAACACATTTAATGTGAAAAACCATGAGTATATTAACACAAGAATGTGAGGAAGGGGGGATAAATATGATGAAGGAAACCAAGACAATCGAGACCATGGTTCCGCAGGACTACAAACCGGAAGCAGAAGAAGTCATAAGGTTCATGGATAAACTGGATCAGGGCGGAAAAGGTAAGTTCCTTGAATTTATCAGGGGCGCCGAATTTGCACTGAACCTGCTGAACCAGAAACCGGCTGTGTGATTGAGAGGTATCATGATGGGAAAATACATAGAAGTGGGAGTGACCGCACTACGGGATCCTGCTACCGGTGGTTATCTTCCGGCTGTACCGCTTTACATAAAAGCGGAAGACGGAGCTGAACAGGCGGAGCAGCAGCTGATTAACGATCTCGGTCATCTTTTCGCTCATCAGATGAAAGCATACCTGGACGGATGCCAGAAAGCAGGGGTGAAGATTTGACAGAGTATAAGAAGACCATTGCTGTTGATTTTGACGGATGCTTATGCACAAAGAAGTGGCCGGACATTGGAGATCCCAATCTGGATGCAATCCATGAACTGATAAGTCGAAAGGCACAGGGGGACAGGATCATATTATGGACATGCCGCTCAGGAAAGCAGCTGGAAGATGCTGTTCTCTGGTGCCTGAATTATGGCCTTAAGTTTGATGCCGTCAATGAGAATCTTCCAGAACACATAGAATTTTTCGGGGGTGACACCAGAAAGATATATGCAAATGAATATTGGGACGACAGAGCTGTTCCGATCTCTGCAAACTGTGAAGACGGAACCGTGGGAGGTATTGTTTCACGTCTGAAAGAGAGGATTTCAAAATGGCTCAGATAGTAGAGAAAAAAGCAAAGTTTATGATCATGCCTGCACCACCTGGCACTTGCCCTGAATGCGCGGTGAAACATGAACCATACATGCCGCATAACAGGGATAGTTTGATGTATCAATATGTTTTCTACGGAAAGAATGGACGATGGCCAACGTGGGCCGATGCTATGTCTCACTGCCCGGACGAGATTAAAGAAGAATGGACACGGGCACTTGCGGAAAGGGGGATAGAGGTATGACAAAGGAAAGACAGGCGGAACTGATACACGATGCCTGCCGTGAATGCGGCCTTGATGGTCATGTTTCATGGCTTCGAAGCTACAAAGATGCGGTAAATGGCGCGGAAAAGCTGTGCTATTCTCCATTCGACCGTGAAAGTGTTCCGATCAAAAAGAGCTTCATGTACTGTGATTCCTTGGATATGTGCTTTTTTTATGACCAGACAGGACATGCCTGCGTCTCTTATTCTGGCAGAAGCACTTTAATTCAGCCGGATATGAAAGACAATAAGCTTGTGGAAGCCTTTGAAATTGCCAAAAAGGTGCTGACAAAAATGCAGGAACTGGCAGATAAAGAGTGAAGTGATCATGGATGGAGAAGAAAAACTGAATGATCAGGATAGAGTTTAGCGGTATATGCCAGGATTGTTATTGCGCTGACCTAAAACTTGAACCGGTTACATACGAATCAGGTTCCGGTAATGTAGATAAGGTTAAATGGTTTATTGAATGCAGACATGAAGACGCATGCATGCGCATGTACCATCACATGAGAAATACAAAAGGGAGCCAACACCATGGAGAAACGATATCTGATTAAAACACCGGAACAGCTCAGGGAGCTTAATACATTTTCCAAAGAAGGAAATGTAGAAAACTTTGCAAAGGTATGGACAGTGAAATTACGGAAAGACGGAGTATCACCCTGGGACAACAATGTATTTGTTATGTTTTGCACGGATCGCGGGAAAAAGGCATACATATGCAGGGGTTCAGGAACAGGATGTGCTCTGAACATTTCTTTGAAATATAACCCAGCTCTGAAATGGTGTGAGGAGCATTTGGAAAGGATAGCATAGCAGACTTTCAGGGAATGTGGTGTGAAAGGATAACACATGTAAGGCAGCGTCAAGATAGCACCTCCGCGCTAAACCCTATATTATGCCGGTTCGAATCCGGCCATTCCCTTTATGACAGCCCGGAAAGACGGGCAATTTTGAACGGAAGGGAGATTTCTGCAAAAGATGAACAGCATTGAAGAGGTAAAGGTAGTTCCACCTGTTCAGGGTTCCTGTCCGATCTGCGCGACGAAGCACGATCCGGGGGAACCTCATGACAGGGACAGCCTTTATTATCAGAACCAGTTCTGGAGAAAGCATACGCGGTTTCCAACATGGTCTGATGCAATGAGCCATTGCAAGGAAAGTGTAAAGGATGACTTTATTATGCGGATGAAAAAAAGAGGTATCGAAATACATAAGGAGGATGCGGATAAATGACAACAGAATTAGCCAACACCGGAAATAGTCAGATCGCAACGCTGGACAGTCTTGCCATGCAGGCCAGAATGTTCGCCCAGGGAATAGCTTTGAATGTTCTGCAACTGGGCCGCGTACTGACTGAAGCGAAGAAACTTGTCCCTCATGGTGAATGGGACAAATGGATTTTAGAGAATGCTGGTATGAGCCGCAGAAAGGCAGAACAATATATGCAGGCTTTTTGCACCTTCGGATTAAACAAGCAGATTGCAGAGCTTGGGATTACGAAGATTACAAAAATGCTGCCTTTGTTGGAAGAAGATAGAAGCAGACTCCTTGAAGAACACAATGTGGCAGCTATGACTACCAGGGAACTTGACGAAGCAATCAAGAAGCAGAGGCAGCAGCTGGTTAAAGAGGCCCACGAAGCAGCACAGGATGAAATCAATAAGGAGCGGAATGCGAGGATTGCAGCGGAGCAGAGGGCTGCGGAAGTGGAAAGCCGCATACCGGAAGTTCCAAAAGAAATTAAAGAAGAACTTGACACGGCACGCAGCAAAGTAAAAGAACAGCAGGAAAGAATTGAACAGCTTGAAAAAGCAGGATCTGACAGATATCAGCAGGTGCTGTCTGAGAATGAAAGGCTGAAACAGGAGATCATAGAGCGGGACGAGATGCTTGAAGAACAGCAGGCAGACTATAACCGTATCCAGACGGAACTGCTTAATGCCAAAAGTTCCATCGCAAAGGGGGACGCGGAGCGTATACCGCTTGATCAGCTTACACCGGAAGCGTTTGCGTCAGCTGTGAGATCATTCATTGGAGCATGCGCAAGAATGCCGTATATGACAGCTGCCTTTTCGTGTATGAGCCATGAAGAAAAGAATGAGTATGACGAATTACTGCGGACGATTGAAGGGTGGGCTTCTGACAGCCGGAAAGCCCTGGACAGTGTTGTAATAGATGGGGAGGCGACAGTCGATGAGTGGAAATAAAACATCATATCCGGCACTGCTTCCGGAAGTGCAGGAAACGAACGAAGACACGTTCCTTGAATTGGAGGGAAACACGGAGCTGATGATCGATCCGGAAGGGCTTGGCAAGCTTATATCTGAGCTGATGCGTCCTGTTATGCAGTCATTTGGGAAGATGCTTGAAAACAATACTGCTGCTCTGGAAAGCCTGGGTGCTACACAGTCGGTACAGAACGACAGATTAGCTGCCATGGAAAAACAGATACGCCTGCAAACACCGGTTACAAGCAAACAGGTATCGTACCTGAACGAAGCTATCCGTTCCAGAGCGCGGGTTCTGTTGGATAAAAAGTCTATAGATGACAAGAAAGCCATAACAAAGCTGAGTGGAATGATCCGGAAATCCGTGCTGTCCAGGTATGGAATTGGAAATATGCGGGAGATTCCGAAGCATGAATACAGTGTTGCCATGTCACAGATCGAATTATGGAATGATGTATTGGCTTTGCGTGATGTGGTGAAGGAAGCGAGATTGAGAGCGGAGGTTGAAAATGCGAATTGACGAATATCAAAAGCTTGCAATGAGAACAAGCGCAGACGGACATGACAGGATCCTGAATGGATGCATGGGGCTGATCGGTGAAGCAGGCGAAGTTGTAGACGCCGTGAAGAAATGGAAGTTCCAGAGCGGAGACCATGCGGATCTGCCGAAGGACAAACTGATTGATGAATGCGGCGATGTGCTGTGGTATTGCGCGGAGTTGGCAACCGGACTGGCCGATGACATGAACGGTTTATACGAAACATTATATGACAACTTTTATAATCATATACATGTGCTAAGCACACTCCTTCCAATCGAAAAATCAGCATCATTCCTGGCAGCTGTAGCCGTGAGGCCATTTCTCAAGATGTATGATGCGGCTGAAAATATCCCATTTGAATACAAGGCGGCCCAAGCAAAGTCGGAGCTTGTTGGGATCATGTGTTTTGTCGGAGAGATATTGGAAAGACATTGCGATTCGAACCTTGCTGAGTGCATGGAAAGAAATATCGAAAAACTGCGCAAGCGATACCCGGATGGTTTCGATCCTGAAAGAAGCATACACAGGGAAAGTTAGCCCGATCACATAATAAGGCGGAGTAAAAATAATGGCTAAGAGGTATTACTGGCTGAAGCTTCCGGATAACTGGTTTCAGCAAAAGTCCATAAAGAAACTGCGAAAGATCGCAGGCGGGGACACATATACAATTATCTACCTCAAGATGCTTCTCGTTGCTATCAAACAGGACGGGAAACTTTTTTTCGAAGGAGTTGAAGAAAGTTTCTACGAAGAGCTGGCGTTGGAAATTGATGAAGAACCGGAAAACGTAAGGATCGCATTGGAATTTCTCAGGGCACAACGCCTGGTCGAACTGGTTGAAACCGACGAATATTCTTTGCCGGAAGCAGTGAAGCTGACAGGTTCGGAAAGCGCTTCAGCAGAGAGAATGCGGAGACTCAGAGAAAAACGTGCGTCACAATGTGACATTGATGTGACGCAAGCGTTACGGTTGGGTGACGTAGAGATAGAGATAGAGAAAGAGAAAAGAGAATATATATATACTCCGGAGCAGGACAAGTCCGCCCCGGAGCCTGCACACAAAAAGCAGTCAACGGATGTCCAGTACCCGTATAAGGCAATCATTGACCGGCTTAACGAAAAAGCAGGAACTGCGTTCCGTGACAAGTCACGGGATACCAGGAAACATATCAGGGCGAGGTTTGAAGAAAATTACAGCCTGGAAGATTTCTTCACGGTTATCGACAAAAAAACCGCTGAATGGGCCGGAACCGAGTACGCCAAATTCCTTCGCCCGTCAACTCTTTTCGGGCCAAAGTTTGAGTCATACCTGAACCAGAAAGAGGGAAAGCCTGTTACGCGTAACGGCTTTAATAACTTTACCGTCAGAAAGTATGACTATGACAAATTGGAGCAGGATCTTATCAATGCACAGTCCATTAAGTGAGAGAAGGAGGCAGCGCCATGTCTGATGAAATCCAAAGAGTAACACAGCGCAAAGCACGAAAGCGGCATCAATGCCAGCTTTGCGGGAATGATATCCTGCCTGGGTGCGAGTATGTTCACGAAGCCGGAAAATATGAGGGAAGGTTTTATGAATTTCACAGACATATTCATTGCGATGCGATGCTTGATGCATATAACGGCAACTACAACCAGGAATACGAATACACGGTAGACGAAGTAACGTCTACACTGTGGCTTGAAACGTGCAGAATATTATGCGATGAAGAGCAGAGAGACGAGTGCGATCTAAGCGATCTGTATAGCTGTGAGTTATGCCAGAGAAAACTGCTCCACAACACTGTGCTTGATGCTGCGATCAAGAGCGTGAGGGATAATTATGACTGGGACAGAGAGTGAGGATACGGATATATGACGAGCCAAAGCGCGAAAACAGAACTTATAAATTGGCGAAGACAGCTGGAAAAGTTAAACCAGCCTATTGACGCAGAGGCATGGGACTATGCCATAGCTGCGATTGATGCGTTGGACAGGATAAAAGCATGCGATGCCATAAGCAGGCATGACGCGATCAAGGAAATCATGGGGCAGCCAACAGAACTGCATTATCCGGATTGGTATGCAGAGCAGATAAACAATATGCCACCCATCGAGCCAGAGCGGAAACCGGGAAAGTGGATAATAAGAGAAAGGCACGAACACTATCCGAGCGGCAAGTCTTACGAAGAAAAGGTGTGTCCTGTCTGTGGAAGAACAGACCACAATGGAGACGGTGATTGGTGCGGTTATTGCGGTGCTAATATGGGAGGAAAACAGGGATGACCAAAGAAGAAATGACGCAACAGGTTTCAGACTTGATGAGTGAATTATATAACTGCGGATACATGAACGGGTATAGCTTTGGAACGGCCGGTGTGCCGAAAAATAAAAACGAAGCCTATCAGCATGGTCTGGATGATGCGTGGGATGCGGCAAGAAAAGTAATACTTGGTGAATATGACGGTGGTATTCCACACGATGAGATATACAGAATGTTCGGAGTTCATGATTGTCACCGTGTTCTGATTGATCATACCGCATCTGAAGTCGTATCCAGGTTGAAAGAGTACAAACAGCGGCAAGCCAACAAGATTGAGGTCGGGGATGAGGTTGCATGGGACGATAAAGAAAAAGGAATAGTTATCGGTTTTGATGGATATGATATTTATTATATTTATGCAAGTATGAAAATACATGAATGCGGACGAGATGATATGCTTCATATTCACAAGACAGGCAGACATTTCCCGGAGATTGCCGAAGTGCTGAAGAAGATGCAGAAGGGGCAGGATGGATAGCAAGCTGACAAAGAAAATGGATATCATCTGCAACAGATGCGGAAAGGTGGTATGTGAGATCCATGGCAGCGATTGGTTTCCATATGAGTTCGAAAATAAGAAAGGAGCCAACACCATGAAGGTAACAAGAGAGAAACCGGAGATTTTGCGATTTATCTATCGGCAGGAGCCGGGCGACCCGCATTACGGATCATGCCTGTGGACGGTATTTGACCTCGATCCGGGAAGGGGAATGTTGAATATTCAGAGCGATTGCGGGAATTACGCGTACCGCTGGCCGGAACGCGGAGAAAACTTTCTGAGACTGCTTGCCGGTAATATGACCGACGGATATTTACTGGAAAAACTGTGCGGAAAGCCGAAAGAGTTTGACGCGGAAGTAACACTTGCAGAAGTCAGGGAATATCTGCAAGACGCTGAATACTTCAAGGACGAAGACAGTAACCGATTGAAAAAAGAAAGGGCAATAAAAGACCTGGAAGACGAACTATCACAATACGATCTCGAAGACGAGCCGGGCATTGCCGCGTTTATTGTGGACAACTGGAACTCCGACAATAACATGGAAATAGACTGCGCGTGGGAACTCGTAGTGAAAAAATATGGCACATGGCAGAAACGCATAGTGAAGATATTCAAAGAGTATATTGTGCCTGAGATCAGGAAAACAATATCGGAGGGCGCGTGTCATGGTGCGGAAGACGAAAACTGAACGGCGAAGCGATATATGCGGATGGTGGAACGAAGCGGAGAACCGGAAGGAATATTACGAAAAGCTGCTGAAAACAGTTGAGGAATCCAACATGACAATGCGGGACAAGCACGACGTAAAAACAGCGCTCCATGTTCTGATGAAACCACATAATGCAAGCAGGACAGCGGAAGAATGGATCAGGCGAATGACCATGATCGAGAAAGGAAAGCGGATAGAAAGAAAGGATATGCTTGTATGCCCGTTCTGCGGCTGCCTTATGGAGATTGAAGAAACGTTGATGATTGACAACAGGACAATCCGTTATGATCCTGTTCCGGTTATAAAGCACAAAAGAGGGTGCCAGCTTGAATTTACAGGCGGCGCATTTATAGGACAGCCGGAGACGGTAGCGGCGGCGGTAAAGAAGTGGAACAGGAGGGTTGGTGATACAGGTGCCAATGGAACATGACCGGTATCCGTCAAACTGGAAGCAGCTGGCACTATCCATCAAAGAAGCAGCACAATGGAAATGCCAGAATTGCGGTAAGCAATGCCGCCGGCCGGGAGAACCGTTTGATACGCATAAGCGGACATTGACCGTCGCTCATTTGAATCATGTTCCGGAAGACATAAGCCCGGAAAACCTTATGGCTATGTGTGCACCTTGCCATTTGAGATACGATGCACAGCATCATGCCGAGACAAGAAGGAGGAGGGCAGAAAAAACAGATGGATAGCAAGCTGACAAAGAAAATGGATATCATCTGCAACAGATGCGGAAAGGTGGTATGTGAGATCCATGGCAGCGATTGGTTTCCATATGAGTTCGAAAAAATCCGGACGATAGAAAAACACTGGCCAACAGATGACTGGTTTGCCGAAGTGGTATGCCTGGAATGCGCGGGAATTAAGGAGGAAGCATAATCCATGGATAAGAAGCCAACACCGGATACACTGCTGGATGCCATACGGACATACTGCATTGACTGTTGCGGAGGAAGCAGGAAAGATGTCAGGGAATGCAATATCAGGAATTGCAATCTTTGGAAATACCGTATGGGGAAAACAAAATATAAAAGCCAAAATGCCGTGAGAATGGCAAAAGGTAGCACACCACAGCTGACGCTTTTTGATTTTCTGGAAAGGGCATAAGAAGAATGATAAATGGTGAAATCATAGTTGACAACTTTGCCGGTGGTGGCGGAGCTTCCACCGGGATAGAGATAGCCATAGGTAAAAGCGTTGACATTGCGATCAATCATGATCCGGCAGCTATAGCCATGCATAAGGCTAACCATCCGGATACAGAGCATTATACGGAAGATGTATGGCACGTTGATCCTGTTGAAGCATGTAACGGCAGACCGGTTGCGCTTGCATGGTTTTCTCCGGATTGTAAACATCACAGCAAAGCAAAGGGCGGAAAACCTGTGAGCAAGAAAATACGGGGCCTCGCATGGGTGGCTGTTAAGTGGGCAAAGAAGGTTAAGCCTCGCGTCATCATGCTTGAAAACGTAGAAGAATTTATGGACTGGGGAAGACTGGATGAAAAGAACAGGCCGGATCCAAGATATAAAGGGGAAACGTTCAGACGGTTTGTGCGGCAGCTGGAAAAGCAGGGATATGAAGTTCAGTTCAGATTATTAAGGGCCTGTGATTATGGAGCGCCTACAATTCGAAGAAGGTTCTTCATGATTGCCAGATGCGACGGTTCAGAAATCGTATGGCCTGAAGGTACACATGCTGAACCTGACGGGCTTGAAGTGATATTCGGTATTAAAAAGCCGTGGGTTCCGGTTTCTGATGTTCTTGATTTTTCACTCCCATGCCCATCCATATTTGCGACGAGTGAGGAAATCATGGAGCAATATGGATTGCGTGCTGTCCGCCCGCTTTCTGAAAAAACCATGAAACGTATCGCAAGAGGGCTGATGAAATTTGTGATCAACAATCCGAAGCCGTTCATAGTCAGCATCGAGGAAGAAGAGGATTGCAAAGCGGCAAACCTTATCCAGTATCACAGCGAACAGACGGAAGGTGTGCGCGGGCAGGAGATCGACAGACCACTGATGACTGTTGACTCAAGTAACAGGTACGGCCTGGTAGAAACATTTATTACACAGTTCAATAACAACTGTGAAGGACAGAGCGTTGATCTGCCACTTAATACCATGACAGCGCACACAAATCATTTCGGAGAGGTCAGAGCATTTCTTGTGAAATATTATGGGAACGGAGACAATGCCGTGTCGTGCGCAGAACCGATCCCGACAATTACAGCGAAAGACAGGATGGGGCTTGTTGTGGTTAACGGTGAGAATTACATGATTGATGATATAGGGTTAAGGATGCTTACACCCAGGGAACTGTTCGATGCCCAGGGTTTTCCGCATGATTATATTATTGACAGGGATGCTGATGGGAAGGAATACCCGAGATCGGAACAGGTTGCCAGATGCGGGAATGCTGTATGCCCACCAATTCCAACGGCATTAGTAAGAGCAAATCTGCCTGAATTATGTATGGGGGTGGCAGTATGAGCACGGTATCACCGGAGATCAGGAAAAGCATAGACGGGTTCTGGAAGGTTCAGCTACATAGAAAGCGCATGAAGGAAGAAAATGGAATCTATAGAAAAGTACCGGAATCAAGTATCAGGCATATGAAACGTATACCATACACCAGCAAAACACGGATGGAGGAATAATAGAATGAAATTAACTGTAAGTACAGAACTTGGGGAGTTTGGATTTAATTTATCGCAGGCAAGTGTGATTTACCTGCTTGGCCTGATACAGAAGATCGAAGATGAAGGGGACAGTGTTTTGCAGGGGACAAGGGAACCGAAAACAAAGACATCATCGGATACTGTTGGAGAGGTTCCGCTTCCGGAAGACGAGGACAATTCCGGTGAAGAAGATTTCCAGACGCTGCTTACTGAGGAAGAAGAAAAAAGGAATGCTGAACTGGAAACACAATTTGAATCTGATTATTCCAAAAAAGGAAAATACAAAGGGTTCCTGTATATCAAATGCGAAAGCTGCGGTGATACAAGAGGGCTTTGTGTGAAATATGAAACAGACGAATATAAGTGCAACAAATGCGGAGGCAAGACGAAGCTGAGGGGCTTAAGGAGAATGTTTCTTGATTGCGAGTGCGGGAAGCATTTTAAATATTACACAAACGAGACAGCAGAAGTCATAACAGCAAATTGTATTGAATGCGGATCTCCGGTTGATATGATGCTTAATGCGAGGCGGACAACATATATATCTATTGGTGATGGCACACAGAAAAGAGCAAATGGAAACAAACGCATCGTAGCAGGAAAACACAGATGGTAAAGGAGATGCCAGCATGGTAAATATAGGTGATAAGTTCGTAATTGAGATCGGCGGATATTATTTGCCAGTGATAGCAGGAGGCTGTGAAACCTGCCCGGTGATCAATGATGATTTGAAAGAAGCACCAAAGCAGCTATATCGGGTAAAGGGTTTTAATTCCATGGTGCTTGATGAATATGCGCTTTCGATTTTGGAAAAGCTTGACGGTGATTATGTAAATGAGAATTTCGGGGAGCTACAGGACGAGTCATACAAGATCGGTTTACAGGAAGCCTGGGACGCTGCCAGAAAACTATTTTCAGACTGGCCAGAAAAATGCCTGGAAGAAGTTTTCCCGGAGGAGTGGAAGGAGGGGTTCCGGGGACTTATAAAAATGGATCCGGAATATGCCGTTCAAAAAATACAGGAGTGGGAAAGAAAACATGGTAAAGAATAAATGCGCAGGCGCTTGCGCATTTGGAGGGTGTGCGAATGGGATATGACAGTGTACCCGAAGTATCCGAAACGCGGGAAATTCGGAACAGGGATATACTACTGCTGGCCGATATCTTTTATATCATGCAGGATATTTGCCAGCTTGAGCAGCGCCGTGAATGGCAGCAGGGAAGATTGTATAATATAAGCCAACACCTTACCGGAATGCCGGGCAGCGGATCACCAAAGGGCCTTGATGATGCATTTGCGATCCTGTCAGAGATTGACGAGGAACACAACCAGCGCATTAAAGAGTATGCGCGACAGCTCAGGAAAGCGCAGAAGATTATCAATTCCATTGAAAGCCGCAGCATGCGAACATTTGTTACCATGAAATATGTTATGAATTGTCCTGATACAGAGATCAGAAAAGAATTGAATATGACGAGACGCGGATTTGATCGCGCAAGGGCAAGCATAGAAAACGCAAAATCTATGGCGTCCGTTAAATGGCAGGAGCGTTACATACTTGCAAAGGAGACAGATAATGACAAAGATCACATGTAAGGCATGGGATTGCATATATCAGGTTGACGGGAAATGTACAGCAGAAGAAATAATAATATCCGGGCCCTACGGGCTTGACCAGTATGGGCATCAGAAACGGGTAAACGAATGCAGACAGTATATAGTATCCCCGTGGTGGACGCACCTGGAAGAACCAATGATGGAACTTTACAATCATTTCAACAAGAAAGATCATCGGAATCGCCCGGAAGCTTTTAAATAGTTTTTTTAAAATTGTGTTGAAATGACAAAGGCGATGTGTTATTGTGCTATTGTTAAGAGAAATATATAAGGCGGCCAGTTAACTGACCGCCTTTTTTGTTGCCCGGATTTACTCATATTATGCGAAAGGAGGTTGCTATAATGGCCGGAAGTATATATCTGGAAATTGACGCCTCCGAGTTTAATGAGGATATAAACAGGCTTAAATCAGCAATGCAGCCTGAGCAATTCAACCGGGCTATGTATGGTATCTTCCAAAGAACCGGAAGACATGTGGCGTCTATTCTCAAAAAGGATCTTCCGAAAGAATATGAAGTCAAACCCGGCGAGGTCGGACGGGCAGTAAAGAAAGCCAGTCTCACTATGGGCGGAAATGGTGTCGGGTGCTCCATCCCGATTACGGCAGCACGAAAGAGTATTGGTGGAGGCGGGAGCGGCTTTACTGCCTATGGATACAGAAGAGGATGGAACTCCCTGAAAGGGAAGTATCGAGTAAAAGCGAAGATCGTAAAAGCTGGACAAAGCACACTTCCGGGAAATGCTTCAAGCTACGGAGGGATGCCGCCTTTCAGAAACATTCCATCAAAACTTGGTGGCCTGACATTTACCAGGGCAGGAAAAGACAGGCTTCCGATCATGAAGATGTCCGGCATTGCCATTCCGCAAATGCCGATGAACAGATCCGAAAGCGATGTCCAGCATGATATCAAAGTATATCTTGAAAAACAGATCGAGCAGCGATTGTATGCGCTGCTGTTAAACGGAAGATAATATGGCCATTTCGATGACGAAGAAAGAACTCGCTACGGTGGCGGGTTATACTTACAGAAGACTGTATGACATAGACCGGGATCTCCCGGAAGGAAAGAAACTGTTTGTACCAGGCGAGGGCGGGAAATACGACCTCGCTATTTTTGTGCAGCACTGGGTTGAGTACAACGTCAATAATGAGCTGGATGATATTGAAGACCTGGACGTTGTAAAGGCAAAGCACGAAGTCATCAAGACACAGAAGACAGAGCTGGAAGTGGCAAAGATGCGCGGACAGCTGGTTGACGTGCAGGATATAAAGCAGCTGTGGGGAGATATCGCCAATACTGTCATGCAAAACATGATACACCTTCCTCAGAAACTGGCACCGATTCTGAGGATGCAGGACAATGCAGAGGTGATCAGCGGGATCATAGACACCGAGATCCGCAAAATACTGGACGAGGTTGGAACTGCCAGGCTGCCGGACTACGCGGAGGAAAATGAAGTAAATGGCGGAGAAGGAGACGCGGAACAGGAAAGCGCTGGCTGACATATGGCGCTACACAATGTCCATGTTTGTCCCGCCAAAGAAACAGACAGTATCAGAGTGGGCTGACGAAAACAGGATACTGTCAACAGATTACTCTGCCGAACCTGGTCGCTGGAAGACCGACAGGGCGCCGTATCAGCGGGAGATTATGGACGCCTTTACACAACCCGGTGTGTGGCAGATTGTTGTCATGGCATCGGCCCAGGTGGGGAAGTCAGAGATTGAACTGAATATGATGGGGGCCGCGATCACAAATGACCCAGGCCCGATCCTGTACATCCAGCCAACAGAAAGCATGGCGGAGGACTATTCGAAGCGAAGGATAGCACCAATGATAGCCGCATGCCCGCAGCTGCGAGATAAGGTATTCAAGGCAAAGGGACGCGATGCGGCCAACACAATCACCATGAAAACATTTCCGGGAGGAAGCCTTGCGATAATCGGAGCCAACAGTCCGGCAGAGCTGGCAAGCCGACCGGTACGCTATATCTTCATGGACGAAACGGACAGGTTCCCCGCGTCTGCCGGAACAGAGGGCGATCCGCAGGAACTGGCAGAAAGACGTACAGAAACGTTCCGTCATAACCGGAAGATTGTTAAGACATCTACACCGACGATCAAAGGGAGAAGTAAAATCGAAACGGATTATATGAACGGTACACAGGAAGAATGGCATACTGAATGTCCACACTGCCATACATACAGCTATATCCAGTTTTCCGACATTAAGTTTGAAAAGGAAAACTTCAAGAACGAGAGAGGCGATGAAGACTATCATATCCTTAGTGTTGCGTGGCAATGCCCAACATGCAAGCGCCTCGTTCCGGAGCATGAGGCAAAGCGGCTTCCTGCCAAATGGGTGAGCAAGAATCCAAAAGCCCTGGACAATGGTATCAGGTCTTTCAGGCTAAATGCTTTCATGTCCCCATGGTCTGACTGGAAAGATATTGTGTGGAAGTTCCTGAAAGCTCATAAGGATCCGGAAAAGCTGAAGACGGTATACAACACGATCTTTGGAGAAACATGGGAAATCCATACAAACAATGGCCTTAATGAAGCATTGTATAAACGCAGGGAACATTATGATGCAGAAGTGCCTGCCGGCGTGCTGCTGCTGACTATGGGCATCGACACACAGGACAACCGCCTGGAATATGAGGTTGTCGGTTGGGATCGGAACGGCCAGAGCTGGGGGATTAACAGGGGGATTATACCTGGCAGAGCTGACGCGCCGGATGTCTGGAAGG